CCTGTGGTTGCCCATTGCTTCACCATTTTTCGCTCGAGGCTTCGAAGCCCTCGTGGTAGAGCACGCCCGATGCCTCTGCACTCGCAAATGGGTGGCGGAGCGGAGAAGGGTTGAATGAGTTCAACCTGCTTCTTGCATTCCGGGCACTCGAAGATGTAGACTGGCATCACTGCACCTTCAGGATCTTGTGCATCTGCGTTGACAGACGCAACTGAGGGTGGATGGTGAGGAGGTCCTTCACGAGCATGAGGTTGTGTTGGTCCACGTCGAACTTCGCATTGCGAGGCTGGAGGTAGACAAGCTTGCCTGCGTCGGCCCAGCGAAGGGCGTCGGAGATGTTTGGCCAGTGGAGCTTCTGGTTCGTTCTGTTGGAGAATGGGAGAGACTCGTCCGTCCCGAGCCCAGGTACAATCACCTTGACCTCATCCGCTCTGTCGATCATCGATTCTAGGAAGCCCGGTTTGGGTGAGACGCAAATCCACATCGGGTCGAGGAGGTCCTTCATCGGTGGGAGCCATGAGGGGTGGAGTGTTCCAGATGTCTCGATGTGAATCATTCGACGACGGCTGCGTGTCGTCGGCAGTCGCATCTGCCACGCGCAAAAGTCTTGAAGGTCGGCCTGATCGAAAGGCTCGCCGCCCGTCAAACATACATGCTCGTAATCTCCGACCCACGTGGACAGCTCGAGGGCTTCGAATGTTCCGCCTCCTCGCCACGGATATGTCGTGTCGAAGTCGGTGTCGCAGTGCTGACAGACCTTCTTGCCGACGGAGCATCCGACGAAGCGGATGAAGGCCATTGGTGTCCCGGCGTAGAGGCCTTCTCCCTGAATGCTCTTGAACTTCTCTGCAACGAGATAGGTCATGTGCGTTCAATCCTTTCGATCTCGCGGGTGAGGTACCACTGAGCCTTCTTCAGGTCAGTGAGAGCAGGTCCCTTCTCACCAGCACGCCAGATGTACTTCAACACGTTGCCGAGGTTGAAGGTCATGAGCTCGGCGATGACGATGCATTCGACACCTGACGGATGACGGATGTAGTGAGGTGGGTGATTGACTTCGTCATTTGCCATCTGCCACTGCCCATCCGTTGGGAGTTTCGTAGACCCTTACCGATAACATCGGGAGGCCTTCGTGACGGAGCATGAGGAAAATCTCATGCGCGATGTTTTCCGCCGTCGGCATATAGGGAACGCGAAATACTCCTTCTGCTTCTTCGTTCTCGATGCGCAGAGTGTCGCATGCCCACAGCATGCAGCGGTGGTCCCAGTAGGAGAAGGTGTTGTCGACGGCCTTCTTGATGCGGTCGAAGTCCATGACCATCCCGTATTCGGAGCCTGACGTGATGATGGGCCCTGCGACGGTGAGCTCGGCCTTGTAGCGATGACCGTGGAGTCGTCGACACTTTCCATCGTGAAAGGGCAGGCGATGCGCCATGTCCCATTCGTAAGTGCGCGTGATGATCATTGTGTGTGGCCTCCTGTTTTAAGCGATATGAGATATTGCCACGATGCGAACTCCTCTGGGTACTTCGCCTCGAATGCGTTCATGGCAACTGCAAGCGTGTTGAGAGTGTCGTCACAGAACAACTTCAGCTCGAGCCCAGTGAGCTTGTCGAGCATCTGGACGAGCTCGAATGCGGGTGGGTATTCGATTCGCAGAGTATTCACGCAACTCTCCATACATAGTCTGTGGAGTCGACGACGGCAGGGACTCCCTCGATGGTAACCGATTCAACGTGGGCGTAGGCTGAAAGCTGGTTGAAGATGAACTGCGCTACGACTTCAAGCGTGGGCGGGACGCTGAGTCGGATGACTGAGGGTTCGTGGATTAGCGATGTTTCGTCGCTGCAGCTCACCAACAGACGACCGTCAAAGGTCGAGAGGATGGCTGAGAGCCAGTCGTCGATGTGACCGAGGGAGAGGAAGCCTGATGCTACTCGGGCTACGACTTCGACGGACTGAGTTCCCGACGTGCGAACGATTCGAACATTGCGACGAAGGGTTCCGATCATTGGGAATCCTGTGTCGCGGTCGACGAAGCAGCGGGGGTGAGTGAGGTCCATGGTTTACCGAACCTTTCCTCGATGTAGGCGAGGACGCAGACGGCCCATCCGATTGCTCCGAGGTCGTCGTCATGTAAGTACTCGACGTGGCGCCTGTCGCTCATTCGGAGAACGTGTGCGACGAGATGGTTGTGGGCTTCGATTGCGAAGTCGTGTGCGTCAGCCTCCGTCGCACAGGCAAGTTTCCAGTTGTTCTCTCCGTGCGTGTTCGCGCCAAGAGCGAACCGCTCTGCGATGCGAATGATCCCGGATGACGGAATCAGGTGAAAGGCATACGCCCTCTCGGAGCGTGTTGCGCCACTAGGAAGAACGTACTTGGTCATTGGTCCTTTGAAGTCCGGGTTCCTGGTACGTCTACCTACTCCTGAACCCGGAAGGGGAGTCGGAACGCTCTTTCATAGGGTCGCAGAGCCTTCCCAGCCAGCACCCCTACTTTTGAGATTTTAGATCGCGACGAACCGTGCGATCTTGTTGCGCGCGCCGTAGACTTCACCAGTCGTTGCGTCCTTGCGTTCCTTCTCGACTTGAACGACGGCGCCGACCTCACGACCGATGAGCTGCTCGGTGTCCTCGAGGACGAAGTCGTCCGTCTCGCCAGTCTGCTCGAGGAGCTGGCGCGTGCGGAACATGCCCTCGCCGGTCAGCATGAGGTTCTCGAAGATTTTCCGACCGTGGAACTCCTCGGCCTCATCAGGTCCGAAGACGGTGAACTGGCACGAAGCCATCGGGTTCTTCTTCTCGTTCGACAGCTTGAACTCCGCTTTGTCGAGGCGGACGTGGTAAACTGCCTCGGGAAGCGGCTCGCCTTTCGGCATGTCACCGAGTCGTGGTGCGTTCGGGATAGAAACCATTGTGAGTCTCCTACGTTGTTGAAGTGACAACTGCCGGTGCGGCAGGTGTCGGGTCTTTCGGGTCGAGCGCTGAGAAGACCGTCTCATCACCACACATGTATTTGATGAGGAGTCCGATGTCCGGATTGCACCGAAGGGGAAGAGGCTTGAAAGCCTCTGGAAGACGAACACGGGCAGGACACCCGCCTTCTCCTTTGGTGATCATCCGATGCTTGCCTGCGACGACACGAAGGCGGATGGTTGCATCGGGCCATCCAGGAAGCTCGCGAGGAAGTTTCTGTCCTGGAAGTTCGGGAGCAGCGAATCTCATGCCGCCCTCTTCCGCTTCGAACAGACCCTCCCTCGCGATGATGTAGAGGTGGCCGTGAACTTCGAAGAGCTCTTTGTAGAGCTGCCGTCCTTTCTCCGCGAGGTAGCCGTACGCACCTCGCGGATCTTTTCCGTCACCCTTCATGGTGATGCCGTGGAGATCGCTCCAGCCTTTCAGCTCGACGAAGCGATCGAGTGGCATCTCTCCCCACTGTGTGATGGAGTCGAGTACGATGGATCCGAACTCTGTTTGCTCGTACTCGATCTTGCCCGGTTTCTTCTTGAGCTCACGTAGGACTTCAATCAGCTCTGAGTGTGTCGTGAACTGAATGAATGGGATCTCGGATGACGCGAGGGAGAGGAGGCCGTGAGTCTGTCCTAACTCACAAGCAAGAACTAGAGGCTCCATTCCCGCACGCTTCAGAGACGCGATGGATCGGGTCTTCCCTGCGCCTGCTGGTCCGTAGCCGAGTACGGTGCCGAAGGTTGCCTTGAGCTGGTCTGTCCTCGACAGCTTGGGGAGACCCTTTTTTGCAGACGGTGTGAACGTCACTTCTGTGAGTCCGAGGAGTCGGAGTCGCTTTCGTCCTCTTCGTCGTCCTCTTCGTCCTCCACACCGAGGAGGCTGGTGATGAACTCACCAATCTCGTGCGACGCATCCCCGAGGTCCACTTCACCGTCCTCCCACTGGCTGTTGATGAAGGTGCAAATCTCGGCTTTCAACGCTTCACGTTCCATAGTGTCCTCCGTTTGTTGGTTCGTTCGTTCGTTCGTTCCACGTTCCACGTTCGTTCCACGTTCCACGTTCCACGACGCCTCTACTGACCTCCTTTCGATCGGACAAGGCAGAGTCCGAACTCGAAGTACCCGACTTCTTCCGCGCTGTCTCCGTCCCAGAGGACAGCGTAGAGCTCGTGAACGTTTCCCGTGAGAGTCGGGACGGATGAGTAGATGCGAGAGATAGACCCCAGACGATCGACTTCGTCAGGAAAGCGAGACGAGCGTCGTACACGATCGCCAAGGACAAGGACGAGAGCGTTTCTCACTTGACAACCTCCATTCGCCAGATGCGAGTGAGTTCTTCTTGGGCGGTGTCGACGTAGTCCGGTTCGCGAGTGTTGTACAACGCCCGGCGAACGGGCGTGTCTTTCAGGCATACGTCACGGAAAGCACACGTGCCGTAATGGAAGCAATGCTCGGTGCTCTTGGGGAAGACAATCTTCCAATCTTCTCCTGCGTAGACGCGGTCGTGCTGAGCTCGGATTCGGTCGGAGACTTCGTTCCACTCTCCCTCAAACTCAGCGAGCTCGTCGAGTGTACGGGAGAAGAACTCACGAGCGAATTGAGGCGTTTGAGTCTTGACGAGCACATCGATGATTGCGCCACGAATGAAGACGGGTTCTTCACCACGGGACAAAGCGTCGGATGTCAGCTGCTTGGTGAGTCCGTAGATGTAGGCGGTCAGCTGAATGTCCATTTC